TTACAGGATCATTTTTGCTATTCAGTGGTATGGATGACGCAGAAAAGATAAAGTCGATTACTAATATACAGACTGCATGGATGGAAGAAGCGACAGAGTTTACGAAACAAGATTTTATAACAATAGACACAAGTATTCGGGGACGTGCTGATGTTCCGAAACAAATTTTTTTAACATTCAATCCGATCCTTACAACGAATTGGGTTAATAAAACATTTTTCATAGATACGACATATAAAAATGACACATACATAAGCCATAGCACATATAAGGACAACAAGTTCATAGACGAGGGATACAAAAGGACAATAGAAGCTTTGACCGGGGACAATTATAGAGTTTATGCACTTGGAGAGTTTGGTAAATTAGGACATGCAGTATATCAGAATTGGGATATAGTGGAATGGTTCCCTAACAACATAGAAGATTATGTATATGGTCTTGATTGGGGATTTGAACATCCACAGGTATTAGTCCAAGTATATGCAAGAGAAAAGGATTTATATGTTGCTGAAAGGATATATACAAGAAAGCAAACAGTCCAAATGCTTATAGAAGAGATGAGGGAATTAGGTATTGATGACAATTGTGTTATATATGCCGATAGTGAAAGTCCGCAGAATATAAGAGAATTACAAGACGCTGGATTTTTCATATTACCCGTAAAAAAAGGCAAACATAGTGTAGTTGAAGGTTTGCAGTTTATGCAAGAGTTTAACATACACATAACAAGAGAAAGTAGTAATTTAATAAAAGAGGTGCAATCATACAGGCGTAAACTGGATGGCAATGGTGATCCTGTTGATCAGCCAGTCAAAGAAAATGATGACGGAATGGATGCAATGCGATATGCAGCGGTTTCACATTATAGACAATCAAAAGAATTTTATGTAGGAGTTGCAGAATTATGAAAATAAATATATTTTCAAGAAGCAAAAAGAAGACAATAAGACCGTTTGATGATCTATACGATATACTATACAATATCAACAGCCAAGACAATAGCAAAATTGCTAAAAATATTGATGTGTATAAAAAAAATGTATGGGCGAACAGATGTATCAATATATCGTCAACGAAAATAAGCAATGCAATGTGTGAATTTGAAAAGATAAGTGCAAAGGGAATAGCAATATTAAACAATCCTGATATTCGGGTATCATATAGACAGTTCATTGAAAAAATTGATCGATGGCTTCACACTTACGGATTTGTTTATTTGGAATACGACGATACAATGCGAAAGATCAGAATACTTGATAGTGATAGAATACAATGGACAGGAAAGAAACTTTTATACAACGATCCCTTGATTAGAAATATACGAACATTGGATATTACAAAGATAGCCTTAATAAACAATTATGTTTTGCAAGAATATCAAGTTGGTATAAGCACAATATCTTCTATTATAGCGAGTGCAAAGTTGCAAGGTTCATTGCAATATGCTGCAAAGAAAGTATTAGATAACGGAGCGATTATACCGTTTATTTTGACGACTGAAAGGGATATGGGGAAACCTGTTATTGAAAGGATTAAGGAGCAATTCCAACAAGCATTTACGGGCATAGGCAATGCGGGTCGTGTTCCAATATTGCACAGCGGAATGAAGCCCGAAAGGGTAGGATTATCACCGCTTGATATGGGGATATTACAGTTAAGCGATATATCAAAAAATGAAATAAGCACAGCGTTTGGAGTGCCTAATATATATATGAACGATATGGCAAATGTAAACTATGCGACTGCAACAATACAGCGTAGAATATTCATAGAGGATACGATAATACCGAGAGCGAATATGATTATCTCACAATTGAATAATGAACTATTGCCGATTATTGGTGAAAAAAATGGTGTGATAACCATTGATTTTACAAATCTTCCGGAGATGAGGGAAGATGAAGAAAAGAAGAGTAAAATATATGTAGAAGAAATTAGAGTTGGATTGAGGACAATAAACGAAATAAGAGAGGAGAGAGGTTTACCAAAAGTCCCGTGGGGTGATAAATATTGGCATGCTTACTCGCTCACAACAGAAGACATGATAGCACAACAACGGGACAATTCGGATAGTAAGACAGTTAAAAAAACAAACGGATTGAGTGATTATGATAGACGCACGTATAAATGGAAGATGTTTATTACTCGCACATTGCCGCAAGAGAATAAACTTGTCAAAGAATTGAATAAGTTTTTTACAAAACAAGAGAAGTATATCATAGAGCAAGTAAAAACAATAAATAGTGCTATAAAAAAAGGTATAGATTTACCACCTGACTGGGATACTGATTTGGAAAAGATGTTAACACCATATTTGAAAAGTTTTATGCAACAGAGTGCGGATGCAACGATAGACGAATATGGTTTGAATATAGATTTTGATTTAGGCAATCCCGAAGCAGCGACATGGATAAAATGGAAAATAAACAAATCTGCTTTGGAAATTAATAATACAACAAGAGATCAATTGAGTGCTGAATTTGAAGAGGCATTGCTTAATGGTGAGAGCGCAGAGCAAATAAGTGCAAGAGTATCAAAGGTATTCAAGCAAGCAAAAGATTATCGTAGTATGAGAATAGCAAGAACCGAAGTCAATGCAGTGAATAACAAAGGCAGTCAAATTGTAGCGAGTGAAGCGGGAATGCAAAAGAAAGTTTGGATAGCTGCAAGAGATGAGAAAACAAGAGAGTGGCATTTAGAGGCAGACGGACAAGAACGCAAAATGAAAGAGCCGTATTCGGTTGCAGGTGAGAATATGCAACATCCGAGCGATCCGAATGGAAGTGCCGAGAATGTAATAAACTGCCGTTGCACAGAAGAATATTATTAACAAGGAGATATGATGGATAAGAAACTTTATAAAAGCAATTCAATTATAAAATCGGTTGATGAGAAAAACAAACAAGTTACTGCTTATGTTTCTCCGGCGGTGATTGATAGAGTCGGTGATTTAATACCACCGGAAGAGTGGAATTTAACAAATTATAAAAATCATCCTGTATTATTAAGTCAACATGATTGGTATGGTAGCATAAAATCACAAATAGGCGAAGTTATAGATATAGGCATAGACGACAAAGGATTGTATGCCACAATGGAATATTATGTAGGCAAAGGCAACGAAGAGGCAGATTGGGCTTGGTTTTTAGCAAGTAAAAACAGAAGTGCATACAGCGTAGGTTTTTACAATAAAGGTGGTGAAGAGACAATGTCGGACAATGATAATAAATCATACAACATTCTTAAAAATTGTGAATTGTTAGAAATTAGTCAAGTAATGATCCCCGCCAATCAAGATGCAGTATCGGGCAACAAATCATTAGTTAAAACAATGAAAGAGTTTTTGGATACAAGAGAAACGAAACAAGATGAGGGAGTAGATGAGGACAATATTACAAAATTATTTGACGAATTAAGAAAAGAGATAGATGAGATAAAGCAGATATTATTAAAAGCACATAAAGACCTTGATAAAACTGCAATAGCAGATGAGGTTGAGGATGTGGAATATGATAATGAAGACGCAGTTGTAAAGATGTGGAAATCTTTACATAAAAAAGAAAACGAAAACGAATAACGAGGAGTAACAATGAGTGAAAAGATTAAAGAAAATGAAAAAATTAAAGAGGACAAAATGACAAGAGAAGATGTGATAGACGACATCAAGAAAGAGATCACACCTGAACTTGAAAAGAAATTTGAAGATACAATACAAAAAGCAATACAGGAATTACAAAAGAGCATAATTACAGCACCGCAGGAAAAGAAAAATGACTTAAAAGAAGAAGTGGAATTTTGGAAGAAAGCATTGCATGATCAATCAGAATTTACAACAAAAGCGGCTGGTGATATTGATACTACTGCGAATGCTGCAACAATTGTTCCGTCTGCAATATACAACAAAATTCATGAGAAACTTTATCAGGCTAACTATGTCAGACAATTTGCAACAATTTTTCCCACAGGTGGTGAGATAAAAGGAACTTTGCCTGTTGAAAATGCTGGATTTACAGCTGCGAGAGTAGCAGAAACCACAGCACCTACTGATAGCACGCTTTCATATTCAGCTATCACATGGAGCCTTTATGATCTAAAAGCATCAACAACAATCGGCAATAGATTGTTTGAAGTTTCACCTGTTGCAATACTTGACTATGTTTACAATAATCTTGCAAACAAATTTGCAGCGAAAGAATTGACAGAATTCATCACAGGAACAGGCACAAGCACAAATGAATGGACTGGTCTTGACAATGCATCGATGAGTAATGCAGTGACAGCAGCTTCCGGGAACACTACACTGGCAACACTTGATTGGGATGATTGGATGGATACATTTATGGCATTGCCACAGCAATATAGAGGAGCTGGGATTTGGATAACATCAACAGCGGCATTAACTGCATTGAGAAAACTGAAAGACAATCAAAACTTACCAATATTTTTGCCGACCGACAACACAATTTTCGGAAGACCTGTATATGAGAATAGCAATGTAACTACATCGGGAACAGCAGAACCTGTTGCATATTTCATATATCCGAAAGACTATTTTATCTTTGATAGTGGTGCGATGAACATTGGAGTAACGAAAGATGGTAAAACATTAGTAAGCACAGCTTCAACATATATCATAGCAAATTTATTGAATGATGCAAAACTTGTAAAAGGTGACGGAGCAGCTTCTTTGACATTATCAGCTACTTAATTGATATTTAACATAGGGAGCGGTTTATCCGCTCTCTAATCAACAAGGAGATATGATGAAAGTAAAAGTAAAA